ATGAAACACGTTAAGTTATTATTAGCATTGATAGTGGTGGTTCTGATAGGCATTTCCACCAGTGAGATTGTCTTGGCACAGGGCAAGAAAAAGCCGACATCGAAGATTCCGGTGAAGACCGTGAAGCCAGCGACAAATCCTGCGCCCAAGGCCACTCCTAAACAGGAGAATAAACCTGCCATGAAACCTAAGCAGGAAAAGAAACCTGCTGCCAGACGTGAGGCAGAAGGCAAAGGTCAAGTTAAATCACCTAGTAAAACAAATACGATTAATGTCTATTCTGAAGAACAATTTTTAAAAGCATTGGGCAGTAATCGAACGATTGTTCTTCAAAATTCGTTGAATTTATCAAATATCATAGACTACAACTTAGTTTTGTCTGGGTATAGTAATTTGACAATAATAGGGAAAAACTCTTCCATCAGTTTAATTGTTTCAACTACGATGGTTACTATATTAAGTTTCGAATCATGTGATAATATAACGATAAGTAATTTAAATATGGGACATGCTGAAGGTAACAACGGGTGTTCTGAAGGTGTGTTGGTCTTCACTGATTGCTCAAGAGTTAATTTATCTAATTGTGATATCTATGGATGTGGCTGGTTTGGTGTGAGATTTAATAATACCCATAACGTTGATTGTATAAATAGTGTAATTCATGATTGTGATTATGATATGTTCGAAATAAATAATTCTTCAAATATTAGAATCAAAAATACCATTTTTAATGAGAGCTGGACCGGCACCATGATAAGAGCTTCAGAGTCTAGAAAAATTCAATTTATTGACTGCAGTTTTATAGATAAAAATAATGTAGAACAGGATTTTTATCCTCAAGGTTGCTTTGATCTAAATTGTAATATCACATTGACTAATTGCACAATTCGTACTACAAGTACTTTTGGATATGGTGATACAAATTTCATAAAACAGTCAGGATGTAAGTGGTATAACCAGAAGCCTAATGACAACTAATTAAATGATAAATCGCGTCAATTGACATGGCGAAATCTTGTAAAGCTGTTGCTTGTTTGAGATTATTCATAACTTGGCTCGCGTTGTACCTCTTTATTCGAAATCGATCCAAACTTTCTACTCGGAGCTTAGTAAAACGATATGACAATTAACGTTGTTAAAAATAGCAATTTGTGCGACTTGTCGAACATCTTAATTATTATCCCGTCAATGGGTGTTAATAAATAAGCATTATATATATGGCCTTATTTGAAGTAGAACAGAACGGCAGATATGAGACGGACCACATTCATATGGTCTTAAATGAACATATTGATTTTTCGGAAGAAGGTTTGAGTGAGAATAGAGAATATAGTATTTTCGTTCATGAATATGTACACTATTATCAACATTTTGCGACTTTATACGGCTCGCAATTTTGTAAGATGGCCAATATTTTATTCATAGAAACTAGAGCTTTTTTAGAAAATGCTAAAGAAATAGTACTACCTTTTGGAATATGGGAGCATAATAGAGAGATTGATAATTATATAAAACAGTCAAATGCTGTTTGTGGCAGTAAAAATTGCAGTCATATTGTAGGAGATATCGAGATTGATAAACGAGAAATTAACTATGCGACCAGAAAGAAGACGGCTGTAAGGATAGGTATATATGATTATTACGAAAATGAAGCATATGAAGATGGTTTTCATTTTGGATACTATTGTATAATCGAGAGCATGGCTCATATGATACAAAAGATGATACACCTTGAAACAGAGCACAATCAAATCCCTTATGAAGCTGTTGAAATTATTTGTGGCTATTGGTACCCTGAGATAATAAATGACACACGGCAAATGGTAACTATTTGTATGTGTGCTTTAATGTTTGATAATCCTGGAGTAGGTTTTTTTACCGTTGTTGATTTTGCCAAAGAACATCCTGATTTAAAAGGAGTGAGTTTTTTCAAAGAATTCATTCAGACCACTTATGTAACATATAAAAAAGAAACGTGTTTAATGGCTTCTATCGGAGAGGATATGCTTAATGAATATAAAGATTTTCTACAAATCATATGTGGATGCACTTTAGAATATTATAACAAAGTTATTGATAGTTATATCGAAGATTATCAAACGGGTATTTGTGGCTTGCTAATGTGGTTATATTCAGGTGATATAAATGACAGAAAGCAATTTATGTCGTTAGTGGATGCATATGGTTTACCGTATATAGAAACACCTGAAATGACCTACTTACCAATGAATAGAGAAACAGGACATCCATATCTTGAATCTGCAGCACTTGCAGGATTTGAGTTGATATTCCGCAGATTGCAGAAACTTAATGGAGATGTCTGCCCCATGTACAAAGTTTGTATGGCAGGAAGGTTTTCTGATGAGACGAATGTTGATGAATTATGTGGTAAGGAACAATGGAAAAAAAATTGTGAGTGTTTAATGGTTTGTGCATTGAAGTATTATAAACTTATTGACAAGAGTTTTGTGCCGTAGTTGTCTTTATCTTTATCTCTGATTGAGATGTATTAGTTAAATCTTCACCATTCGCTCTTCACATAATCCTCGTTCTCAGTTTCATCGTTTAACGCACAGTAATAACGCGAGTTCGGGATAAGAATAACCCCCAATGACTATGCTCGGTAGTCGTTCAATTGTGCAAGATGGCATGAATGGCGAAAGAGCCACTGTGCTTATCAAAGCACAATTAACACAGATTTTAATCTACGCATTAAGACATTTTTTTTACTATTTAGAAATTGAATTAATTTTATCATTTGTTTGAAGAAAAAATGCTAACTTTGTTGCTTTAATTGAATAATTGAATTTTACTTCGCATTTTTCTATCATACGATAATATTTACAACCATAGAACAGAGTTTTTAGATGGCTGAAAAAAAGATTTCGCAATGGGCCTTGCCTGCTGGCACTGTGCTGGTGAAAGGGCGCTTCCCCTACGAGGTGGTGGAAGTGCTAGGACAAGGCGGATTTGGCATCACCTACAAGGTGATGGCCGACATCATGGTGGGAACTATTCCCGTAACCACCTATTTTGCAGTGAAAGAATATTTTCCCACGGGATGCTGGCGTGACAGCGACGGCGTGACGATGCTCTCGTCGCCATCGGTCGAGGCCGAGATTAAGGAAGGACTCGACGACTTCATCACTGAGGGCGAGCGGCTGCAACGCATCTGCAAGCTCAACCGCAATATCGTTAATGTGAACGAGGTGTTCAGCGACAATGGCACCGCCTATTATGTGATGGAATATCTCGACGGTGGCGACATTCGCTCGATGGTGAAGGCCAGTGGAGGCGCAGTGAGCGAGGCCCGCATGATGTCGATAATGCGGCCCATCGCCAGCGCGGTGCAGTGCCTGCACGACAACATGATGCTGCACCTCGACATTAAGCCCGAGAACATTGTGATGCGGCGCAGCCGCAAGGGCTTGCCCGACGAGCCAGTGCTCATCGACTTTGGCATTGCGGTGCACTTCAACGCCAAGGGCACTCCCACCACCAAGAACCCCACGGCAGGCACCAGCGCGGGATACTCTCCCATTGAGCAATACTCGCTCATTAAGCAGTTCGACCCACGACTCGACATCTATGCCTTGAGCGCCACCTGCTTCTACATGCTCACTGGCAAAGATCCCATCGACGCGCTCAACATGCCTGCGGGCTTTGTGCGAGAGAATCTGCCCGATGACCTTAGCGAGCTTACTGCTAGCGCCCTAGTGCGTGGCATGAGCCGTGACAAGGGCGACCGGCAACGCACGGTTAAAAAGTTCCTGCAGGACTTTGAGGCACAGCACACGCTGCAGGTGGGTGATGTGATCAACGGCTCCAGAGGCGATTACATGATAAGCTCGGTTGAGGAAGAAGAGAACGGCTACATCCATTACACAGCAATCCCATGGATGGGTGCCAGGAAAACTGGCAGTGACACCAATAACACTTCGGCAATAAAATTTGATGTGCTGGAATGGTGGCTTCCAGGATTCCGACGCAGTGGCCAGCAGGTCGATACTTTGCACACTGCCACACCCAAGCCGTGGCGGTTGGCCCAAAGCGTGAGTGGACTCACCGAGGCTGGCTCAAGTGTTGAAAACGACATGGGTGGCACCCTTGCCGAGCTCATTGAGCAAAATGGCACCATCTATTGCGTGGTGAGAAGTGGATGGAAACCAAGGACTGCATCTTCGCGATGGATCAAGCCGCTGCTGGTAGCTGCAGCTGTGGTAGCAATGGCGTTTGCTGGCTACTATGTGGCAAAGATGCTCACCAGTGACAGCGGCGATGAGCAGCAGGAGCAGCAATTGGCAAGCACAACACAGATTGACTCAAATGCCCAGAAAGAAGCACCACAGCTCGAGAATGTGACCGAGAAAGTGATAAAACACCCTAAAAATTTCGGAAGCTCTTTCATCTACACCGGTCCTGTTGATGACGAAGGCTTGCCTAGCGGTAAAGGAGAGGGAAAATATGAAGACGGAACACAGACCTACCGCGGTTACTACAGCCATGGACTGATGAACGGCAAAGGCATCTACAAGTGGAACGATGGCGACAGCTTTGAGGGCACATTCAAGGATGACTCGTTTGTGAACGGCAAGCTCACCAACAACAAGAATGGCATCTACTTTGTGGGTGACTTTAAGAACGATGAGGCCTATAACGGCAAGTGGTATAAAATAAGCAATAACACTGTGCATAGCGTGGTGGCCGATGGCGTGGAAACCACTAACTAAAGAAACGTGGTATTGCGATACATAAGTTTACTTAAAAACAGTTTTTTATGGCCGACAATAAAGAATTCAAATATGCGCTTCCTGCAGGATATGTCCTAAAGGGCGGAAATCATGATTACACTATTGAGGAAACCCTGGGCAAAGGGGGATTTGGCATTACCTATAAAGTTAAAGCACGCATCAAGGCTGGCAACATCACCGTGACCACCCACTTTGCTGTCAAAGAGTTTTTCCCATCGGGATGTTGGCGCGAGGATGCTGACCCCACTATGTGTTATGCTCCCACGGCCAAGCAGGAAGTGGAAGATAGTCTTAACGATTTTGTCAGGGAGGGAAAGCGACTGCAGGAGATATGCAAGCTCAACAGCAATATCGTTAATGTGAACGAGGTGTTCAGCGCTAACGGCACTGCCTACTATGTGATGGAATATCTTTCGGGCGGTGACTTGCGCACCATGGTCAAGAACAACAAGGGTGGGCTGAGTGAAGCAACCATGATGAGCATCCTCAATCCAGTGGCGAGCGCGCTGGCCAGCATCCACAACAACATGATGCTGCACCTCGACATCAAGCCCGAGAACATTGTGATGCGACGCAGCGACGACGCATCGCCCGATGTGCCAGTGCTCATCGACTTTGGCATTGCGGTGCATTTCAAGAAGGATGGCTCACCAACTACCAAGAACCCATCGAAGGGCGTGTCATCGGGGTTCTCGCCAAGTGAGCAGTATGCAGGTGTCTCGAAATTTGAGCCGCGGCTCGACATCTATGCCCTGGCGGCCACTTGCTTTTATATGCTCACTGGTGTTGAGCCCAAGAGTGCATTCGAGATTACTCCTGCCGACATATCAACTGAACTGGCAGGAAAGGCAAGCGAGCGAACCATAGCTGCCATTGCGCAGGGAATGAACAAAGATGCCAGCAACAGGCCATCGAGCATCGCGCAGTTCTTGAAACTATTCAAGAAGTCAAATGCTTTGCCTGTGGGCAACGTGGTCAATGGCCAATATCAAAACTACATGATAATGGGAGTGGTTGATGAAACCCCTAATTTTATTCATTATAAAGCAACTACTGCTAGTACTGACGACCATTCCACCCATGCTACCTCTAAACTTATCTACGACCTGTGGGAAAACTTCATCGCAGGATCCGACACAAGAAATGCCAATGGGGCCGTGCAATCGGCACAAGGCGAGAGAATGGCGATGGATGAGATTTTGAAAGCTGGCTATAGAGTGGGACAGTATGGTTACAAAGCATCGGCCTCGGGATATATCGACAGTGAATATTTCTATAATGGTGTGCAATATCTTGCTGTTAGGCAGGGATATAAGCCTGAACCAGCATGGATTGGAAAATTCAAATCTGCAATGCGGCGCAGCCTTAAGCCTGTGCTCATTGCAGCTGGTGTAGTGCTGGGAGTTGCTGCTGTGGCATGGGCAGTTAGCGCTATTAGCGATGCCAACAAGAAGAAACATCTTGAGGCTAGCGCAAGATTGCAGCAGGCCATCAATGAGAACAATCGAGCAGAGTTGATGGATTTTGCCTCGCAAGACTCGGTGAGAGCATTTTTGCCACTCGCTGTTATCTACGAAGGCGAGCAGCAATATGAGCAAGCTGTGGAAATGGCACAAAAAGCGCTTGATAGCGGTGAACTTAATGACGAAAGCCGAGGTGTGGCTCAGCAGCTTATCGACCGTGTCACACCATTGATAACACCACAGCAATCAGTACAGACTGAACAAACGACCAACGACACTCAGGCCAGCGAGGCTGAACCTGTGGCAACACAACAGGCACCACAACAAACACAAGCCGTACAACCCACTGCCACCTCCAAGCAACAAGAACCGAAGAAAAATGATGTTGAAAAGGCTGACAAAGAAAAGAAAGTGGCTGCAGAAAAAGCAGCAGACGAGGCCAAAAAGCGACAGCAGGAGGCAAAGAAAGCTGCTGAACCCGCAAAGCCAGTAGCACCAAAGGATTCCAAAACTCCTGCGCAACGCGCCCAGGAGGCCTACAATAACGGCGACCTAGGTACTCTCAAATCTATGGCACGAAGCGGAAATGCCACTGCCAAAAAATTATGTAATGGCGCAGGCATTACATATTAATGGCATCCTTTTCCAGAATGTAATGTGAGTATAATCTGATAATATTTATTAGAACCGCCTTCGGGCGGTTTTTTATTTGGTATAGTGGGCGTTACCGCTCACTATGCTTTTGTTTGGCTATGCCCGTCATTGGGCTGCGGCTCGGCAACTCTCAAGCAAGCTTGGAGTTTCTCTCACCTTGCACCAATGGTGATGCTCCTCACGCTGCTTTGCGTGCCTGAAGAATGATATGGATGTTGGCATTATGGATTTTTCATGGCGTGATTTTTGGCTACTGCTGTCACTGCTGTATAACTGTTTTCCGGTACAATGTTAGTGCAAGCCGCTCCGCTCGCAAGGCCCAGGTCGGGTTGACTCGAAAATAATCTCACATTGCCATTTTTTTAAAGGCATTTGCACTTGATTTTGTACAAAAAAACGTTGATAATCTGATTTAAAACCATTGATTATCAACGTTGTGCATACCGTGTGGGTGCTGACGGATTCGAACCGCCGACCCTCTGCTTGTAAGGCAGGACAACGACCCTGTACAAGTCTGATAGTTAATAAATTATGTTAATTGTAAAAACGTGAGCAATCATTTGGGCAATCATTAGCAAGAAAGTGCGCTTATATTTTGCTGATTAGTTCCAACAATTTTTTGTTCTCTTTCTCCAGATTATCTATCCTCTGCTGGCTCTTCACAAGCAAATCCACCAGTTGTGAAATAGTGTTCTGCAGAGACTCCACGTTAGGCTCGCCCTTGATGATGTTGTCAAAAGAGAGCGGCTCCAATTTAGGCAGATCTTGAGAAGGAACAGGGTCTGGAACAGTTTCAATGTAGTCATTGATGTTGCTGATGCCAAGCTCTTTTACAACAATCTTTATCAGTTTGTCGGGTGCGGGACGCTTCCCGTGCTCAATCTGAGACAGGAACGCCTGTGGATAGCCGATACGGTTAGCCAGCTCTGACTGTGTTATTTCAGCGTCTTTCCTTAATCGCTTTAAATCAAGCCTTTCCATAATCTTATGAAAAAAAGTCCTCAAAAAGTGCTTAATTAATTTGGAGTTTAAGCAGAATAATGCTTATATTTGCAATCAAAATGCTAATAAATGCTATTAATGAGTATTCACTCTGCAAAGTTAAGCAATTATAATCATTATAACAAAATAATAACCACTTTTTTTTAATATTAAACTTTCTTTTTTATCATGACATTTCAAGAGATTTATCAAGATGTTAAGAGTCAGGCGAATACATTTATTGAAGATATCGCCAAGTTGACACACAGGTCAAAAGCAGCAGTGAGGAAATGGATTGCAGGAGAATGCGCTCCCGACATGAATGTCCAGGAGAAGCTCTCACAGTATTTCAACAGGCCGATTGAGGAACTCTTTCCACCCAAAGAGTGTAGCCAGCGCAAGAATGAAAGAAGGGAGGAAGGAGATGGTGACTGAAGAACCAAGAGTAAAAGAGGCATCAAGGTATTCTCTAGAAGAAGCAAGCAAGCTGCTGGGCATGCACAGGAACACCCTGCTCAAATATGCAAACAAAGGCATAATAAAGACAGGAATAAGAAGGTCTAACTCCCGCAGGTTCTACCTTGGCAGAGAGATAATACGCTTTTGGAAAGCACAGTTATAAACAATATATAAATAAGGTGTAAGAATGAGAGGCTGGATAGCACTTGACCGTGGCATAGTGTTCCACTGGGTATGGTACGACACGAAAGCGCTTAAATGGTGGCTTGACCTCGTGATACAAGCAGCATGGAAAGACTGTGAGGTGAGATTCCTCGGGCAGCGAGTATCGCTGAAGCGTGGTCAGCTGGTGACTAGCATGAGGAGACTTGCCCGCCGATGGGATGCCGGAGATGTGAGGACCGCGAAGCGATGTCTTGAGGATTTCGTACTAGACAAGATGGTGACTGTTGAGAAAGAAGGTGACGTCACAATAATAACGATAACCAACTACGACAAGTATCAGCTAGACAAGTTCCGCTCAGGGAAGTTTGTTGATGATGAAGTCGAGGATGATTCCCATGGAATGAAATCAACAAGTGAGTTGGATGAAGACTTTCCTGAGTTTGTTGATGAACGTAATGAGGAGGCAGAGGATTATGATGATGAAAGAGAAGAGTTTTCTGATGACGATGAAGACAAGAAAGATGAAGACATGCATCACGAACTCCATCACGGAATCCACCACGAAAGAACAATATATAATAAAACAAAAAACAATATTTCTCTCACTAATGCGCTTGCGCGTGAAAATAAATATTTTGAGAAATTAAGAGATTCTGAGATGTTCACCAAGAAAACTATGGAAGCATTGAAAGTGACAAAAGCAGAACTGCACAAAAGACACAAAGAATTCTACAAAGAGATGCAGATAAAGTCATTTGAACACAAGAATTTCAACGATTATAAACGCCATTTCTATGACTGGCTGAAAAAAACGATTCAGGATGGCAAAAGAAACGCAAAAAATAAGCGAAATTCTGCTGGGAGAGGCTCCAAAGCCAAGGCGAAACCCGAAAACAGTGGAGGGACTCAAAGTATACCACAAGCAGCTGGAAAGGCAACCGACACCCGAGCAGAAGCGCGAGAAGGATATGGCGAAACTGGAGCGTCGGCTTCAGACAATCCGCTCAGTAGGGCAAAAATTAGAAAAGCTGAGACAGATGGTTGACATTCGCGCAGAACAGAGAGTCTTGTGGAACATTCTTCTGAAAATAGAGCCCAGATTCGACAAAAAGAATTATGATGTCAAGATATTGTACAGCATCCTTGGATGGGTGTGGAGAATAGACAGCTGGAACGTGCTGAAACTGGACTATTCAAAAGGACTTTTTCTGTACGGTGACATCGGGCGTGGCAAGTCGATGACACTGATGTTGCTGCGGGATTACCTGAAGGATGTGCGCACAAGACATAAAGAATACTGCAAATCTGAATACAGATTCGGCACGGAATGGATGTCGGCAAGCATGATAGCGAACAGATACGCCGCCGATGGACTGCCTGGACTGGATAAGTTGCTTAAACATGACTGCTGTCTGTTTGTTGACGAGTTGGGAAGAGAACCCAATCCGGCAAGCAACTACGGCACAAAGATGAACGTGCTCCAGTTCCTGATGCAGATCAGGTATGACAACAGATATTCATGCGTGACTCATGCGACAACGAACCTGCCTCTTTGCGAGATAGAGACAGTATATGGCAAATATATAGCAGACAGATTCCTGGAGATGTTCAACTTTATAGAATTCAAGGGCAAAAGCCTTCGCAGACCATGATAATAAAGTCTTTCAAGAAACTAATAAGAATCTTTAAATTTGCGAATGAAATGGCAAAATACGATTTAAAGATGAGTGACATTAGAGTGTACGTAAAGCTGGATTCTTATCTGGCAGAGTGGCTGGTGCATGAACATGGAGGAATACCTGTGGCATTCCCAAAAAACTCGTATGAGAATGACGTGCTGGAGATGAGCCTGACTTTGAGACCGAAAAACTTGGATGATGACGGAGATGGCCCTGGGGAAGGTAAAATTCCTATAGCCGTGCCGTATTTCAAATACAAGAACGTGAAGTCATACAACTACCTGCCGAAAAACGGACAGCTGGCGATTCAGAAAAGCATCAGACAAAGGTTCATGATGCAGCTCTGGCGTGACCTTCACAAGTTCGGAAATATAGGCAAGCAGAGAAAGGAACTCATTTTTGCATGGATGGAGGCACACGGAATAACGCCATCAGACACGAACTGGAATACGCTGGCGAAGATATATCAGCGTCGACAAGATGTGTATCGAAAACAAAGAAAAATGGCGAAAAACACAGTTAACGAACCTTTAGAAACTTAATTCAAGTTAAATCGGGGCTAAAAACTGCACTACTTACCCCCCATAAAAAATCGGGTGTGTTCCAAAGTATTCCGAAAACAAATTTTGATAATGATTTGAGATATGATAACGCAAAGATTACCAGGGATTAAGGCTCTTGGATTTGTGCAGGGAAAATACCTGCAACGCCAGATGATGCATAAGTCACTGGCAAGTCTGCCTGTTGCAATAATGACGGATATAACACCAATAAACTTCGTGGGCAACCCAACCTGCGAGGCGGCATCTGACTATGACAACGGCGGACGCATTGAGAAAACGACGCTGAAATTCGTAACAAATGACTTGATTCAGCTTCAGTCTGACATTGCATTTGTGGTGACAGACACAAACGATAAGTCATTTGTGGTTGGAACACGAGAGAAACCGCATCCGATAATACGGATGACAATTTTCACAGGTGAACCCAACGGTGAGCCGGCAGTGTTCTCATACGAGGTGACGCTGTATGCACAGCGCTCACTGATTCCTTGCTCAGTATGATTTATAGGTTCCATATTTTTTAATGTGAGGTATATTTTTTTCATAAATTAGTTTATTTTTATGGTTATTATTAATTGATTTAGAAATCAATTAGTTTTGTGACTCCGCTAGTGGCTTCGTTGAGAAACGTGGTCACTGTTCCTCTCTCAAAGGCACAATTGGATATGATGTTGTTTTTTACATTTTACAATCAGGTTTTTCATGGAATTATTTTTGAAGTGAAATAATTCATTCGGACCGGGGCTTCGTTGGGAAACGAGGCCTCTTTTTTAATCCTGCTCCACGTCTGCACTCTCTTTTGGGCTCCATTCATTAAGTGAAAAGATTGGTTCATAGCCGTAAAACTGAAGCTAAACATCGGCTTGCCTCCACCGCTTGCCTTTACGCTGCAAAGGTAATGCGCCATCCTCACCTGCAAGGCCAGGCTACGTTGCTTCTGATAATTCTCCAGCCCTTCGGGTAGTAATTCTCAGGCAAGCCTTGCTGGGCGGTGAGTACGACGCACTTTGCAGGCAGTGTAAAGGCGAAGCTGTAAGTGACGGCAAGATCAATGATGTTTACTTTTTAAATATTTACTGCTATGAATGAATTATCTCTTTTCAGAGAATCAATGAATGGTGCCCAGAGCACTGACATGGAGCAGAGTGTAAAGGCTCTCTCAAGTTCTAACAATCTCAATAATGTTGAGGTTTCTTGTGATGAGGTTGACGAGATTGACCTCGCTGACTTCAAGTATGACTACCGCACCGGTGAGCCTGCCCTGTATGTGGGTACTTACGCCAAGTACAATAACGGAGACTTGACCGGAATGTGGATTTCCCTCGCCCAGTGCTACGACTACGACGAGTTTATGCGCGTGTGTTACTTCCTCCATCGTGACGAGGAGGATCCCGAACTGATGTTCCAAGACAGCGATAATATTCCTGAATGCTGGTACAGTGAGTGTGGCCTCGATGAGGAGACTTTCGACCTTATCAAGGCATACGCTGAACTTGACGAGGATGAACAGCGTGCATACGAGGCATACCTGGACCTGCGATGCGAGTCTGACATCACTGTGGAGGACTTCCGTGAGAACTACTGCGGTGAGTGGAACAGCGAGGAAGAGTTCGCGGAGAACCTTATCGAGGAGCTGGGAATCCTTGACGAGGTGCCCGAGCATCTGAGACGCTTCTTTGACGTTTCGGCCTACTCAGACGAACTTTTCCGCTACGATTATGACTATACTGACGGATTCGTGTTCCGTACAACATAGTAGTAATTATCTGTGAAAGAGCCGCCTTCGGGCGGCTTTTTTATTACCCATTGGAAACCGACAACAGACTGGCAACAACTGAAAAATGTCTTTTAAATGATGGTTGCTCCATTATAAATTTGTAGCAGTAAAAATTTATCTAAACCTATGAAAAACACAAATTACCACCTTCATCTGAAGGGGTACGTGGGCGGTTGTGACTTTGACCGTAACTACGTGGACTATATCCTTGCCAGGAACGAGGGGAAACCGGTGAACGTGCTGATCGACAGCCTAGGCGGGTCGTTGGCGACAGCACTCTCAATCGCCAGCGCATTCCGTGCGCATGGCGATGTAACCGTGCACTTCGTGGGGATGAACGCGAGCGCGGCGACCATCGCCTCGCTCGGTGCCAAGCACATCTCCATGGACTCCTCGGCAATGTACCTGGTGCACAAATGCAGCGCGGAGTTCTTTGAGTGGGGCTCGCTGAACGCTGACCAGCTCGCAGAGGTGCGCGACAACTGCGAGGCGGCCATCCGTGACCTGAACAAGCTGGACAACAACGTGGCCAGCATGTACGCAGGTAAATGCAGCAAGAAGCAGGAAGCTCTCCTGGATCTTATGCGTGAGGGTGGATGGCTGACAGCAGCAGAAGCTCTAGAATGGGGATTCGTGGACGAGGTGACTCAGTTCAACGAGGAGAAACCTGTCCTTACCGATGCAGTGGCTTCGGCAATGGCGGCGGCAGGAATGCCGATTCCTAATCTCCCGATGGACACCAATGAGTCGCTGTTGTCAAGGTTCATAGCAGCACTGGCATCTATCTTCAAGCCTAACAAAGTCGAAACCCACGCTGAGCCCATCAAAGTGAAGAGTGAAACGAGTGAAGAGAATCAAGAGCCTGAAAACACAGAAACCCAAGTATCTAACGAACAAAATCAATCTGAACCGATGAAAAGACTTTTCAAACTTGTCGGCGCAGTACTCAAACAAGAGGACTTCGCCGTGGGTGAGGATGGTGTGACGCTGACAGCGGACCAGATGCAGTGCATTGAGGATGCACTCTCTGAACGTGACGAGCGTAACAATGAACTCACCGAGCAGGTGAACGCGCTGAAGGCGGCTCCTGCGGAGAAATCGAACTCGGTGGTGGACAGCTCGCACGAGAAGAACGAGCCAGCTTCTGCCTTCGACGGCTTCGCCAAGACAGTGAACACAGCGAAAGAGCTGTACAAGATGGTTCCTTAACCACACTCAATCTTAAATCACAAACCTTTTATCTAATTCTACAAACATTATGGCAGGACAACTTATTGCTATCCCGCTTTCTGAATTTCAGGAGGCGGCGACTAAGTGGCGCAAGGAACTCCTCTATCAGCCAATCATCGGCTGTCACGACACCTTGCAGCACATGACTCCACGCCCCGGTATCCGCTACAAGGAGAATGTGGGCACTATCAGCGGAACGGCGCAGTTCGCTCCCTACAAGCCAAGCCGCTCCTCAGACTTCAACCTGAACGTGGAATACCGCACCCTGGAGACCTTCATGGGTTCGGTGCACTGCAAGTTCGAGCCTAACTCGGCAGCTTCTACCATCCTCGGTTATATGGCAGCCACAAAAGGTGACGGACAGATGCGAGCTCCAACTGCGCTTCACGTGCTTACTCTCATCGCCAAAGGGCTCTCGGAGAAACTCAACGACGCTATCTGGAATGGCGTGCGTAACGCCAACGGTGACACTACCGCAGACCTCTTTGACGGCTTCGACACCATCACACAGGCTGAAATCACTGCTGGCACTATCTCGGAAGCTAACAAGAACTACATGCAGCTGGAGGAGGAGATCACCACCTCGAACGCTTTGGACATCGCGAAGGAGATTCTCTATTCGCTCGACCCTCGCCTGCGTTCGCAGGACTTGATCATGTACTGTTCGCAGGACTTCGCCGACAAGTACAACGAGGCTATGCTGCTCACCCACGGAGGCATCAACTTCTACAACAACTTCTATCAGAACACGGTGGAAGGAAGCAACGGAAAACTTCACATCGTGCCTCTGTTCAACAAAGCTGACAGCAAGTTCATCCACGTGACTCCCAAAAGCAACATGCTGGTTGGATTCGACCAGATGAGCGACATCGAGAGCGTGATGGTGAAGGAGTATGAGCCTTTCATCCTCTCCTACATCGCTACCATGTTCTTCGGCGTGCAGTTCGAGAGCATCGACTACCGCAAACTGAAAGTGGTTGAACTCGCAGCGTGATCCTAACTGACAACTGATTACTGACAACTGAAAACTCAAACATTATGCCTAGACAAACATGTACTCCAATACAGAGGTCTCTTGCCTGGTGCCAAGGTACGCCTGAGCTGCCTGGCATCAAGCGTAGGCTCTACTACATCAGCAAGGACCAGATTGTTTCATGGCCGACTCTGACACGTGACCAGAACGGACGACTGACTTCGGCAGCATACTCGGGGAACTTCGAGCTGGTGGCTGACGCTACGTGGAAGTTCATCGACATCCTTCCCGATAAGTCGCAGCTCACCAGTGAGGCACAAGGTGAATATCCATCTATGACTCAGCTGAACAAGCTTACTGCTGTTCATCCAGGCGTGGGAGTTGAAGCATCTGCTCTCTCTGCTTACGTTAACAACTGTGACTGCGTGTATCTCGTTGAGACTGTACGCAACAAATTCCGTGTCGTAGGTAGCGAGAAATGGCAGGTGAAGTCAACAGTGGCGCAAGACCTGGGGCAAGGCGCTACTGGCACCACAAGTACCACTCTTAACGTGGAGGCAACAGATGAATGCCCAGCTCCTTTCTATCAAGGTAAGATTGAAACTGAGGATGGTATCATCTATGCCGACCAGCAGCAGGCTCAGCCAGTGGTGGACGGTGACCCTGAAGATGACACTGCAGACCCCTAATTTCTGACAACTGAATCATGACAGACGAGAGAACAGCCATCGATATGAGGGGAACACTGAGCGAATTGACGTTCCCTGAGGTCGGTGAGGGTTCTCTCGTCGTTTCAACTGGAGATAAACAGAGCAGAGCACAGCCTAAGGACTTGTTTGCCGTGAACAAACGCAAGTCGTGGGACAAGACTGTGGAGGCTCGTTGCGATTTCACTTATAAGCTAAGTCTGACTCGCCGCTCGGATGTGAACTTCATCTCCATCTGGAAGAAGTCGGTATATGGCCGCACACTCACGGACATCAAAGGTGATCCTGATATGGTCACCTTCTTTGCCAAGAATATTACTCCAGTGATAAGCGAGACGCTGGGCTACCATCTTGCAGATGGCTCGTGGGCAATATGTACTTCTCCTAAGCGTAGGCACAAGGAAAAGAACTTTGCAACGCTGATAAGTGAGCGCATAGCAGCCTCACTTGGAATTCCATTCTATGAGGACGTGGCACTGTGTCACAGCAAGCAACGAGTGAACGCAGTGTTTGAGCTTAACAATCTTCCTAACGAGAGCAACATCATCGTGTTTGATGACTTCGTGACGACAGGGATGACTCTGGCTGGGATGAAGAAGCTGCTCTCCTCTCTGGGAAAGAATGGGGTTTATTTTAGTTGTATCAACAACAAGTTGTAATACAGATAATTACAAATTATTTTGGAAACATTGGAAAATTTTGGAATATGAAAAATGAATTTACCGAAAGAGTCCAAAAGTGGCTGAACACGCCTGAATCGGAACGTGACTATAATGAGGGAGCAATGCTTCTGCTCAAACTCACTGGCAACCAGATAATGTACCGCAATCTGACTATGCGGCGTACTCGTCAAAGTGAGGAATTTATAGTGTATCAGCTGAAACGTCGGTTGAAGTTCAGACTGGCTCAATTGACTCACGAGCAAGTGGAACAGATGCAGCGTCAGGTTGATGGCATAGTGCAAAAACGACACCTTGAAAAGAAGGAATCTGCACCTACTTCGGAGTTTAAGGCTGGCAAGCGTGCTGACCATGATGAACTTCCTGATGAGGTCCAGGCTCTCTATGTCGAGAACGTTTCTATCGTGCAGAAGATGCGCGAACTGCATCTGAAGCTGAGATCGCTTTCTCTTGATAACGCACCTTGCCCGGACAGTGAGAGGTACCCATTCCTCAAAGAGCTTATCTCGCTCGATAAGAAGCTGCACTCTAACTGGGAGGCATACGACCACTTCACTGGTGATGATGGTGAGCAGGTGATGACTGAGGATTTGCGTGAGCAAAGCAAGAAAGCGGTGAACCTTATTAACCTAAATAAGAACCGCTATAGCAAGAAGCCCACGGAGGAACTTAAGGGTAAGATCCTCGCGTGGTATGGACAAGTGATCAGTCCTACTGATAAACTCACAAATGAGTTGAAAGATATTGGCATCCTTGAATGAGACGCAATGCGGACATAGGAGATTATTTGAAGCCGATACGTGAAAAACCGTATCAGGCTTATCTCTCTAATGCCCTGCAGGTGGCAGACATTCTTGACTGGGTGCTGAAGCAGTTGGGCAAAAGCGAGGTGTGGCAGACTTCTTTCTCTATATCGGAGGAGTTTATTCGGCGATTGTACTTTATCGAGAAGTCAGGACTTGTGACCAAGTTCAACCTGGTGCTTGACCACAAGGCGACTAACAAGACCCTGAAGTTATGGGCGTTTATAACGCAAGTAATAGATACCACATACTTAGCAGATAACCACAGCAAGGTGCTGTTGGTAAAAAGTGAGCGTGGTGAAATGGTGAGTATCATAACATCACAGAACCTAACACGTGGTAACAGGTGTGAGAGTGCAGTGATAACAACAGATAACGATATATTCAATACTCTACACGCTCAAATTCAAGATTTAATAACTAATCATTCGGTTCCTCTCAATGACTTATTCAGAAGAAGAATTGCAGCAGGTTGAGCAGTTTGCCTCAATCTACTTGAAGATCTCAGACATGGCAGTGATTCTTGGAGTCCCTGCAGAGTCGTTGCGCTCAGACATCGCTGACCATAACACGGAGGTTAGTCTGCGCTATCGGCGTGGGAAAGCGGCTTCAAAAGTGAAACTGCTGCATCAGGAGATGATGCTGGCGCAGGTGGGCTCGCCTCTGGCTATTGAGAACACACACAGAAATCTACTCGATATGGAGGACGATGAATAATGGCACAGCTTAGCACATTAGATGTATGTAGGCAGGACTTGTTTACTGCCAAGTCGGATCTCGAATTGCTCTACACTGACATGGTGGTGGCACGCATCATGCGCATCCGTGAGGAATATAACTGGTTCCTATCTAATCCCGATGCTAAAGACCGACAATTCGTGGAGAATGCCATGGCACGATTTGGCATAGAAAAATCGGCTGCATACTCTGACCTAAAGGTGGTAAAAGCACTTCTTCCACATCTTGCTTCTGCATCTCGTGACTTCCATCGCTACCGCTATAACGAGATGATTCTTGAAACGTTCCAGATGGCGAAGAAACGCAAGGACACGAAGACAATGGAGAAAGCAGCTTCATCTTACGCCAAGTTCAATCGTGTGGATTTGGAGGATGAGCAGGTAGTTCCCTACGATATGATTGTAGTGCAACCATTCACAGCCACTGATGACCCGACAGTTCTTGGTATCAAGCCTATTCCAAACATTCGTGAGAAGATTAGGACGCTGTTGAACAAATACCGGGCAGAGAATATCGACATCGAAGATATCGAGTATGAAGAGGCTGACCTCGAAGAGGCAGACCTATTCAATATGGAGGAACAGGAAGATGGCAAACCCGAAGAAAATTTACTTTAACACGCCACAGAGGTTAACTCAGTTAATCGGTGCCAATACCACCGTGATAGTGGCTGGTCGACGCACTGGAAAGACAGATTCCATTGCTTCGCCTTTCGTGCTTCGTAATATGCAGCGAATGCCAGGCTCTACTGGTGGCATCGTGGTGCCGACTTATAAGCATGGTCTGACAAATACAATACCTGGTTTGTTGGCAGCATGGAAAAGATGGGGATATATCAATGGCATTCACTATGTGATTGGGCGCAAGCCTCCCAAATCGTTCGGCAAACCAATCATAGAACCTGCGGAATATGAGCATGTAATTTCATTTTATAATGGTTCGTGCGCCATCCTTATCTCACAGGATAGACCAGGCAGCTCGAACTCACTGACGCTCTCGTGGCTCCTAATCGATGAGGCGAAGTTTATTGACTATGAACGCCTGAAGGATGAAACGCTTCCAGCAAACGGCGGCATCAAGTCGTACTTCGGACAGCATTCTTACAATCACTCAGTGATGATTCTTTCAGATATGCCACAGACTCAAAAGGGTTCTTGGTTTCTCCACTACAAAGACAAGATGGATCCTGAGCTGATTGAAGCCATAGAGGGAACAGTATATGAGATTTGGAAGGTTAAGGAACGTGTACGCTCATTCAAAGAGAAAGGCTTTGATGTTCCAAACTATCTGAGGAAGTACATCCGTAGGTTGGACCGAAACCTGAACCGTATGCGGTCAGTGGCAGTATATTACAAGGAATACTCCTCGATAGAGAATCTTCAGCTTCTCGGTGAGTCTTACATCAAGCAGATGAAGCGTGACCTTACCCCTAAGACATTCCAAACTTCAATCCTGTGCCAACAAATCGGTATCGCCAAGGATGGCTTCTACTCGTCGATGCGTGAGGGACATAAATACAACGCAAGTGACTTTGATTATCTCGACAGCCTGGGTTATGACTTTGACCCATTGCAGGTGGACAGCAGAGCAGACAAGGATGTGAACCGTCTTGCTCCAATCTGTATAGGGATGGACTATAACGCTAACATCAACTGGATTGTGGCTGGGCAGCCTGATGGCCGCAGGCTTAATGTCATCAAGTCGTTCTACACGAAGTTTGAACGCAAAATACCTGCGCTGATAGAAGACTTCTGCCGTTACTATGCCCATCACGAGAACAAGACAGTGGTATATTACTATGACAGCACAGCTCTTGGCGGCAACTATGCCGTGAATGAGCAGGACTTCCACTGGGTGGTGTGCCATGAATTTGAGCGACATGGATGGCAGGTGGAGGATATAAATCTCGGAAATCCTATGCGACATGATGAGAAATACCTTCTGATTAATCAAGGTTTTGCTGGAAAACAAAGGCTGATGCCATTCTTTAACCGCCAAAATAATGATGACCTGATACTGGCGATTCAGACAGCTGGAGTCACTCGTGGAAGGAATGGTTTTCGCAAGGATAAAGGCGGTGAGAAACTCGCAGAAACGGAGGAAGATCTTCTCCAGCACCGCACCGACGGCACGGATGCTTTTGACACGCTCTACATCGGATGTGAGAAAATGCCGTATCGAGACTATTTTGGCTTTACTTCAAGTGGCGTACTATAGTTTTGGGTAGCAAAGAGGTAACATATTCGTGTTATTTTTTTCATTTTACAATACTATCTAAATTAATACAAAAAAGGGATTATGTTATTTCGCTTGTGAAATGCCTTTTTGACGAGTGAAAAGGCATCATTTTGTTTCACAAAAAAGAAATTGATATGGGTAAAATTGAATTTATCCCGCAGCCCTATGCGTCTAAACTGTGCGCTGGTGTGCTGAGACTTGTGCATTCAGATGCACAACTTGAAATGTTCGACTGTGTTTATATCTATGCGGACGAACAAGTGTTAAACCTGGAACGCTCGATTGAGCAGATACAAATGCTGAGAAACCAACAGCTCTTTGGAGTTCTTCCTAATCCTCTGCCTACAAAAGCCGTAATAGGTTATTTGGAGATTGGATGTCTAATCAAATTTGAGGACAATAATCTGATGAAGCATATATTTCTCTATGAGATCAAGGAGGCTTTTGAGTTCGATAAACCCATTTATGTGTCAAAAGAGCAAGCGTTAATCTTGGCAAAGACTGATTCTTTCGAAGGGATCCCTTCTCATTTCGTTCTGCCTACATCAATTGATGGTGACAATGGCGTTTTGTCATTTCCCGTTTCCGCTGAGGTGTTTTTCTCATTGGAAGAAGGAAGTGAGATACAGCTGGAGGTTTTTCATGATGTAATGAATGCCATTTTCAACGAAGACGGCAATTTGAAAGATTTTAGTGGTTTCCAGATTTACACTGGGAATCGCGTGAAATGCTTTGAATGGAGCGATAGGTGCTACATAGATTATGATATTGATGAGCAAGGCAATCTTATTTTTTATAAGAGTGATCTACATCCATCAGGGAAAGCTCCTCGCCAAGTGCTGCGCCTTTTCTGTTCTGACAAGCGATGA